CTTTTAAATACAAGGATCTTAAAACTTATTTAGGAATATATAAACCCATCTATATTGCTATAATGTGGACCGCTATTTCATATATACTTCCATGTGTTATTCATGATCATGATTACTCTTGTTTATTGTATCCTCTTGATTATTCTCCTATGCTACTAACTTTATTTGGTACAAGTAATTTAGCTGATTCAAAAGATGTCATTGAAGATGCTAACAATAATATTACCACTATTCCTGTTTTATATGGTGATAAATTTTCAAATACTTTAAGTGTATGGGCATTGGTGTTATCATCTTTATTGTTTTTTATTAATCCTAACTACAATAATAGACCTAGAATTAATAATTTATATGAAATTCAAAACATTGCCAGTGTTATAATACCTATTGTTACAAATAATACATTAATTAAATTCCCTTAAACTTTTCTATAAATCACTGATGTATTATTCGATCTTCTCTTTTTTGTACTATTAATCATTCTCGCCGCACGAATTTTTACATTATCTGTTACTTCTTTGTAAAACTTATTTAATTCTTTCATCGCTTCATCCACATGTTCTTCTGGACTTTTCACTATCTCCACATATTCCTCTCCTGTAATAAAATTTTTAATAGTTGTACTTAACCATCTCTTGTATTCATTTAAAACTTCCTCATCTCTATCAACTGAACCACGACTTATTGTATTATGCATGAAATCTGACCATGTCTTATCCAAAATATCGCTATGGCCGAACTCTGTAGCCTCTATTGTTTCACTTACACCCCTCTTTAATTTTAAATTTTCTGGTTTAATATCAAAAGTCGGTATAAATGGCACCGAAAAATCTGTCGGTGATAAATTCCATTCATAACTTTTTGCTGCATTCAAAAATAAAACCTTTTCTACATGTTTTAACACCAAATCTTTATTGCGATATCTATCTACTAAAAAACTATTATCAACTGGATCCATCAATACTAATCTTTTTACATCCTTGTTATTTGTACATAAACCTATAGCATTTACAGAACCCGAAGAATGACCCACTACCGTAACATTTGCATAACTCTCTACCAAATCATCCAATAAATCAGCCGTTTTATCTACATTTGCATCTGCTATATATGATGAAACCCCTTCCGATGCCAAATTTGACAAAAATGTATCATATATCTCTCCTGGTATAACTGAATTTAAACCTGTAAAAAAAAGTACACAAGCTGTATCCTTTTTAACTACATCATCTAATTCATATACCTCATTATTGTTATTATTATCTAAACGCCCTTTTATTATTTTACCCATTGAACTAACTACCGGAGAAAAACCACTTCCTAAACCTAATAGAATACTTGTAACTATTAGACGCAACATAATATATTAATTACTTATCTAATATCTTTAAATTATATTTAAAGCTTAATTTATATATTTACATATATGACCAAAATTATATGTTTATGTGTAGCACTTATGCAGTTATCTGATGCATTTTTTTTACCTTCAACATTACCTAGAATGAAAACAAAGATTTACTATAAACCAGCAACACTTATAGAAGAGGTAACAAGGCTTTCAAACAACAAAATTGGATCTGAATGGACATATTATGATTTTATTAATAATCTTGAAAAAAACAATATTGATGCCGCCACCATAGTTGATAAGGCTAATGCTATAGCTGTTATAGATGGTAATCATGGAGAATCTGTTATGGGTGATAATATACATTTTATTAAAACATTACCTGAAACCAGTAATCTAATTATTGATAAATTAGCACATAATAATATTAATTTTGATATATTTACACCACCTGTTAACCCTTTATCTAATATACCATTCGGATTTCAAATTATATTTGCATACATATTTGTATCCTTTATAATCAATTTTATACGTGCTCGTTCAATGGGGATGGGTATGGGAGGTATGCCTGGTCTCGGACAAAACCCACTAGAAGCAATTATGCCTAAAACCAAATTGACCGATGTAGAGAGTGTTAATATTACATTTAATGATGTTGCTGGATGTGATGAAGCTAAAAATGAACTTGTTGAAGTTGTTGATTTTCTTAAAAATCCAGACAAATATGTTAATGCTGGTGCTAATATACCTAAAGGTATATTGTTAGAAGGTGAGCCTGGTACTGGTAAAACATTGCTTGCTAGAGCAGTAGCAGGCGAAGCTGGTGTTAATTTTATTTCTGCTAGTGGATCTGAATTTATTGAGATGTTTGTTGGCGTTGGTGCTTCTAGGGTAAGAAATCTTTTTAATAAAGCTAAAGAAAATTCACCTTGTGTTATATTTATTGATGAAATTGATGCCATAGGTCGCCAACGAGGTGCTGGCTTCAATTCTGGCAACGATGAAAGAGAACAAACTCTTAATCAAATCTTAACTAATATGGATGGGTTTGAGAAAACTACTGGTATTATTGTTCTTGCTGCTACAAATAGAGCTGATATTCTAGACTCTGCATTAATTAGACCTGGAAGATTTGACCGAAAAGTTAATGTTCCATTACCTGATATTATTGGTCGTGAAGCCATTAGTAGAGTTCATTTTAGAAATAAAAATGTATCAGATGCAGTATCTCTAAAAGATGTTGCCGCTCTAACTTCTGGTTTCTCTGGAGCCGATATTGCCAATTTGGCTAATGAAGCAGCAATTTATTCTGTTAGAAATAATTTGACCCAAATAACTTATAAGAATATTGTTGATGCATTTGAAAAAATTACAATTGGTTTACCTGCCTCTATTGAAAATCGCGATGATGATGTTATCGAACTTGTTGCCTATCATGAAGCAGGTCATACACTATTGGCACTTTTATTCAAAGAGTTCTTCGATGTCAAAAGAGTAACTATTAATGCTAATAAAGGTGGTGCTGGAGGTTATACTTTGTTTACACCTAAAGAACAATATCAAAATTTCCCCACTAAAAAATTTTTACTCGCTAATCTAATTGTAGCTTTGGGTGGCAGAGCTGCTGAAGTTGTATTATATGAAAATTACCAGAGCACCATGCCATCTAATTATGACACAACTTCTGTTTTTGATAATATTAAAAATCTTGATATTACTACTGGTGCTTCTGGTGATTTGCGTCAAGCTAATTCTATAGCCAGACAATATGTCTCTCAATTTGGATTTGATGATATGATCGGTTTATATGATGGTTCTTCTGGTTCAAAACCCTTTCTTGGAAGAGATATGGCAATGGGTGGAGATAAAATGAGCGATGAAACCAAAAAACTCATAGATAATAAAGTAAGCGAATTGGTCGATTTTGCCTATAAAAAAGCCTATGAAATAGTTAATGCAAATAAAGATATACTTAATCAAATATCATATGAACTTGTCGCAAATGTAACACTATCTGGTCAAGATCTTGAAAAATATTATGTTTCTATGTTTTAAACTATTTAAATAATTAATTATTTCTTTTAATAATGTTAAAAAGTTTTTTATTAACATTATTTGCATCATTTTTTTCTTTAAATAATGGATTAAACTATAATTTATGTGTAATTGGTGCTACCAGTGGTTTAGGAAAAGAACTAATATATCGATCTATTAATGAAAAAAATGTTAATGTTCTAGCATTATCATCTTCTCCTAATAGTATTATTTATGAACCTTTCAGAGGAGATGGTTTTAATGAACGCTTCACTGATGAATTTAAAAATAAAAATTTTATCGTAGATAGCTATTGGAAACATATTACTGATACATATGATAATATTGTATTTTGCACTAGTGCAAAACCTTTTCAACAAGATTACTCCGATAAATTAATGGATAAGTATTTGAATTTATTACCTAAAAATTGTAAAAATGTTGCACTTGTTAGTGCATATGGTGTTGGAGATTCCATTAACGATTCTAATTTGGGTATACAAGTTATGGATAAGCTGTATTTAAAAGATGTTTATAGAGCCAAAAATTGTCAAGAAAACGCTCTCAATAATTATAAAGGTAATGTAAATAAGCTAATTTATAGACCTAAAGCCTTGTCATATGGCAGAACATTACTTGATTCCACATCTCGATTCGAATTTGCTGGAAAAATTATCAATGATTTAAATTTGTAATATAGAATATATATATGAATAAATATATATATCCTATTGTTGGTGTTCTTATTGAATGTATAGCAGATGTTATACTTAAATTTCATGTTAAAACTAAAAATATGAATTATCTTTATTTAGGCATGATAGGTTATGCTTTAACTGGATATTTCTTTGCTAAACTACTAACTATGCATAATCTCGGTACATCTAATATTATATGGCATGTTGTTCATTTTATATTTTTAACCTTAATCAGTATCCTGTATTTTAAAGAAAAATATACTCATAAAGAAATAATAGCTATATTGTTCGGCTTCTTATCGTTATATTTCGCATCTCATAAACATCATTAAACCCTACTCTTTTATAAAATGCTTATTCATATACTTTTGTAAATTAAAATATGTTATTTCATCCTCACCTGACCCCAATAAATCTAAGAGTTTATCATCTGGTTTAATTATTCTTTTATCATCTATTTTCTGCAACGATTTATCTTTTATATATTTAATTAAATACTTTGTTACCTCTGTTCTAGCAACCATGCTTCCTGATTCTTTATTCATAAAATCCGTTAATTTATCGGTAACCTTTGATGGTTTAGCAAATCCTGAAGGACTACGGTTACTTTTAACTTTATTCTTTGATACACCTTTAATATCTCTTTTAAATTTTTTTTCTAAAAGTTTAACCTTATTTTGAACTTGTGATACTTGTTTTTTTAGCTCATTTATCATAATAGTTATCTCTTTACCATTAATTTCGTTTTCCATTATTTATCATACAAGTATTTAACTTTAAATAATTTATAAATTACTTTATAAATTATTTCATTTAATTTTACTCATCTGCAAATTCTTGTGTTACAACTTTGTTTTGAGGAACTCCTCTACTTCTATCATCCACCGCACCTCGACGGCGTTTTACCAAATACCATTCTTCTCTAGGACCTCCACCCCTTACACGTACTCGTGTATCCATACTATCGTTGTATACACGATTTGTTCTTGGAGCACGTCTCACATCCGAACCCGACTTCGGCCGCTGAGTTAATCCTTCTTTAGTTTTTTCCGCTCTAACACTGCGAGACGAATTACGTGTCTCACACATCAACTGACCACCTTCTACTCCACGAACCTCTCCTGCCTGGAATTTATGATCACAATTTTCAGAAGCAATCTTTTTAAAATTTATATATTCACCTTCAACCAAATATTTATATTGTTCAGAACCTACATTAATAGCAGTATGGTGAACAAATAAATCCTCGGTCTCATCACTGCCATTATTTACAGTAATAAAACCATAGCCGGCGCGGTTATTGAACCACTTTACGCGTCCTGTGTAAACCTTTTCATCGGTACCAAACGTGGGTGTTGCTAACTCCTCACTCATATGAGTAACATTAATAATACGTCTTTAAGTAGATTTATTTATAAATATTCCTATTAAGGAATATTTTATATCATTATATATATATATAATGCCAAGAACTAAAAGATATAATAAAAGATATACCTATACAAAACGCGTTCGTAAAGGAGGAGGCTTTTTGAATTTAATAAGGAGAAGAAAAAAAGATAATGCTAATCAAAAAATTAGTGACAAAAGTAAAATCGATCTAATAATTTTAGCTTTAGGTGGTATGGAAGAAGTTGCAAGAAGAGCAAAAGCTAATGAAGAAAAATTAAAAGAAAAACTTAAAAATGAACAAGATAATCCTCTTGTCAAAAAAGATAAATCACCTGAAAGAGACTCTAGTGAAAATATCCCTCCCGAAGGTCCACCTCTCCCCCCACCTGCCGATGGAGCTCCTCTTCCTCCTCTTCCTCCTCTTCCTCCACCACCGAGTGGAGGTAAAAGAACTAGCCGAAGACGGCATAAATATTAATAATATATATATATTTTTTATATTATTATATATTATATGGAAAATACTGTGCTAAATGCTTCAGATGTGGGAAATAGTGATGGGAGTAAAAAAATGTCTAATAAACTGCGTAAAATGATCCCTAAAGGAATAACTAGTAGAATTTCAAAAGGCATTCCTAAAGATATTCCTAAAAAAGTGACCAGTAAAATTAAAGCTAAACTCCCCAAGGGTATTCCTAAAATGACTAAAAGGCGTTCAAAAATGTCTAAAATGCGCGAACGAGTGCGCGAACGAATGCGCAAGAGAATGGCTAAAATTACAAGAAAAAAATCTAAAGATAAAGAACCCATGGATATTGCTAATCCTCTAGCTGATGTTGGAGATAAAGCCGCCGCCACCGCCACCGCCGCGGCCGCCGCCGCCGACGCCGCCGCCGCGGCCGCCGCCGCCGACGCCGCCGCCGACGTTGCTGCTGCCGTTGCTCCTGTTGCTCCTGCTGCCGTTGCTCCTGCTGCCGTTGCTCCTGCTGCCGTTGCTCCTG